GATGAAATGAACATAATGGCATTTAAAATCGGTGACAAGGTAAGATGGACAAGCCAGACGCGCGGGTGCAAGACCGTGAAGCGCGGAACCGTCGTAGGCGTATGCCCGCCGTATCCTGAGCCGGTTGGCGGCAGCATCTGGACAGACCGCCTCGCGCTCGCCGCTGTGGCGCTCGGACTTGACCACAAGGACTATGTGTACATGTTCGACGGACGGAGAGGGAAGACTGTGCGATACTTCGTGGCGGTTAAGAAGCCGAACAGCAACGCAAAACCGAAGCTCTACTGCCCGTACATGACGTGGCTTGAGCTTGATATCTGAGGAATGACGATGGCAAGGAAGAATTACGGAGTAAGCTCCAACGCAGTCATTGAGAAAGTGAAAGCCGAGTTCGTCAATGGGACGATGACGCTTCGCGCTGTGGCAGAAAAGCACAATGTGTCCTATACAGCCGTTCGCCAATGGGCAAGCCGAGGCAACTGGAGTGAGGAGCGTAAAACCTTAAGTGAGAGCGTCACAAAGATGGCAATTGCGTCACAAGTCAATACTCGTATGCGGGAGCTGTCAAAATTCAATGCCGATGACTTGAAGATGGCAAAGGCTCTCCGAGCAACAGCCGCCAATCTGATGAACAAGTACACGCTGGAGCAGAAAATCAGCTTGGATGATCTCACAAGGATTGCTCGCGTGGTATCAGACGCCCAAAAGATCGGGCGGCTTGCTCTTGGCGCGTCAACGGAGAACGCTGGTATTGGTGATGAGGAGCAGGGCCCGATACTGATTACCGACATCCCGATCAAGGAGTATAAGGAGGCTCTCGACAAGGCTCTGGAGGAGTTTTGATTTACTCGCAAGAACAGCTTACAGTTTTCAGGGATCTCGCGCGTCGGGATCCGTATTTCTTCGCACGGTATATGTTCAAGACCCGCAAGGGGTATAGATGGATCCCAGCGCGGCATCACCGAATTATTTGCGACGCGCTTCTCCGAGTATTCAGGGGCGAGTGTAAGCGGCTAATTATCAACATCCCTCCTCGCTACAGCAAGACCGAATTGGCGATCGTCAATTTCGCGGCTTGGGCGATGGGACACTATCCGGATTCAGAGTTCATCCATACCAGCTATTCTGGAACGCTTGCAGGGCAGAACGCCTTTCAAGCACGCGAACTCATTCAGAACGAAGAATACCGGCAGATTTTCCCAAGAGTAGACCTCCGCCACGACTCCAATGCTCGCAACTTCTGGAAGACCACTGCGGGCGGTGCATTCTACTCGACAGGCTCGATGGGCACAATCACGGGCTTCGGCGCAGGCAACCACACAGATCACTTCGGGGGAGCAATCCTGATTGATGATCCGCACAAGGCGGATGAGGCGAGAAGCCCCGTGAAGCGCGGAGCCGTCATCGAGTGGTTCTCGACAACGCTGGAGAGTCGAAAGAATACGGAGGACACGCCAATTATCCTGATTATGCAGAGGCTTCACCAAGAGGATCTCGCAGGATGGTTGCTGGGTGGCGGGAATAATGAGGAATGGGAGCATATCTGCTTGCCAGCGATCCAAGGCGATGGGACTGCGCTTTGGGAGGACAAGCACGATGTCGATACGCTCCTCCGGTTGCAGAAGTCAAACCCATATGTATTTGCTGGGCAGTACCAGCAGAACCCAGTCGTATCGGGCGGCAACATCATCAAGAGTGAGTGGTTTGGACGATACAGTGTCCTCCCGAAGCTGGAGTACAGGATTATCATTGCCGATACGGCGCAGAAGACGAAAGAGCGCAACGACTACAGCGTGTTCGCTTGCTACGGGAAAGGCGTCGATGGTCGCGTGTATGTCGTCGATGTCCTGCGAGGAAAGTGGGAGGCGCCAGAGTTGCGTCGGGCGGCGGTGGACTTCTGGAAGAAGCACGAGTCTCAGAACGACCCGAAAACCGTCGGGATGCTCCGCGAGATGCTCGTTGAGGATAAGAGTTCCGGCACAGGGCTGATACAGCAGATACGCAGGGATGCCTCTTGTCCGATAACTCCGATACAGCGACAGCGAGACAAGCTCACCCGCCTTATGGATGTCGTCGGGTATATCGAATCCGGGTATATATTGTTTCCGGAGTCTTCGGCATGGGTGAGCGATTTCGTCGCGGAGTGTGAAGCCTTCGCTGCTGACGACAGCCACGCGCATGACGACCAGGTCGATACATTGATAGATGCGATAACTGAGATGCTTGTCGGCGGCGGTTTTGATTTGTCTGCTCTGTTGTAGTACCTTGTACGAAACCAAATAACGATATGGCAAGAATTCGAAGGAAATCAGACGGTGCGTATGAGAACGTGTTTCTCGCGACCGGCACACAGAAAGATCGGTCAGCGCGAACTGTAATCGGCGCACCGATAGCTCTCGACCCTGTAACGTTAAGCAACGCGTATCAATCTGACGGCATGGCCGCAAAGATCGTGGACATCCCTGCGATGGAAATGCTTCGGGCAGGATTCACGATTGAGGGCGTGGACGACGCACGCGAGATCATGTCAACGATGGAGGGGCTGAAGACCGTCCCGTCTATTGTGAAGGCTCTCAAATGGTCAGGCCTTTTCGGCGGCGCTCTTATCGTTATGCTGATTGATGACGGTGGAAGGCTTGACGAGCCGCTGAACGAGAAGCGCATCAGAGGTATCGACCGCATCCGCGTATACGATCGCTGGCAGGTGTCGCGCCACGCATACTACGAAGACCCAGAAGATACAAGGTACGGCGATGTTAAGCAGTGGTGGGTATCACCGAGCCGCAACGCTCCGTATCTCGTACATGAGAGCCGGTGTATTGCCGTGCTTGGTGAGGAGATGCCTGACCGTAACTCCGAGGAACTTGACGGGTGGGGCGGCAGTGTGATCGATCGGGTCTATACCGAGCTTGTGCGGCACGGTATGTCCAACGTCTGGGGCAACGCTCTGCTTGAGCGGGCACAGCAGGGGATCCACAAGATACCAGGCCTCTCGAACACACTCAAATCGGCAGGTGGGGAAGACATGGTCATGCGACGCGTCAACCTCGTCGATATGGCACGATCCGTGAACAACACGGTCGTAATTGATGGGGAGGAGGGGTACGATCTTAAAAGCACGTCGCTATCTGGTGTGGCTGACCTAATGGATCGGATGGGTTTATCTCTCGCTTCTGTCGCCCGCATTCCCGAAGCTATACTTTTTGAGCGGCAGCAGGGCGGGATGAATTCGACTGGTCAGTCCGAGCTTGAGCGGTGGTACGCTGG